TTTAATAGCAAACATCACAACATTTTTGCTATTTAAATTCTCAAACATTATATTATAGCGGCACCATTATTGGAAATAATCACCCAACCAGATGCAGTATATAGTAATAAAACCGAATCTCCAACTGAATCAAATACCATCGATGTACCGTTAATAAAGCTAGCAGGTGTTACTGTAATATCACCACCAGCATCGACTGTCATTACAATAAATTTCAATTGTCCAGTACCACCATTAGCCAGGGTTGATGTTATATTAGATGCTCCGCTGCTGATCAAACTAATTACTTTATCTATATCCATTACACCAGAAGAAGTTATAGTTTCTGGTGTTTGAGCTAAATTTAATAATCCTGGAATATTTTCGAAAAGATTACCAATACTTAATTTTTTATTTACTGGAGATCCACTAGGATCATCTATAACATGAAGTAAATCTACGGATGAAACAGTAGTACCGATGTCAGTTAATTGTGTTATTTTTTTGTTTGCCATTTTTTAAACCCTTGGGGAATTGTTATGCTGGGACTCAGCTCAATAATTAATTATTCTTCTGAGAATGATTTCTTTTTCTTTTTAGGGGTTTCTGTAACAGGTTTTACAACTGGTTTATCTAAAACCAAAGAATTATCACAAACTAATAATTCCCCAGTGATGGGATCTTCCCATCCTTGAGACGTTGCTACTGCGTTTGAACACCAAAAAGGTGCGATTTGTTTAGACATAAATTTCTCCTTTGTTATTTATTTATATTAATTTAAATGCTCTTTGCCCACTCATTAAATGATTTTACATTCATTTCGTCTTTAAGGATATCAAATAATTCTTGACCCTTTTTGAATCGAGGTGGGAGTCCTTTCTTAAATGATTCGAAATCGTTGCTCGATACTGCTACTCTCATTTTAGAAGCAGACATACCCTCAACACCTTCAGCATCAGGATCTCTATCACCAGCAGAAATGACATCCACCTTTTTAAAATCATAGAATCCGTGTCTCTTGCCGTCAACCCCATTATATTGAAGAATGAGTTTTTTGAAGTCAGATATTCTGTCAGAGCCAACAACCATTTTCACCTCTTCGTATCCCTCATCATGGAGTTTAACTAGGATATCAAATACATTAGTTACAGAATCATCCATAATATAAAGGGAATGCTTAGGGAACATTAATCTAGAATACTTGACCTTATCTTTAAATGAAAGGGGATTCTTTTTCTTATCGCGCGACTTGGAGAGATATAATCTATACCCACCAGATCCGGAATTCTTTTTCAGAGCATCTAATAATTTACCATGACCTGTGGTCGGTGGGTTTAATCTTCCAAATGAAAATGTTATATCTTTCATTACTTATTCCTTTTATTACCTATGGAATCGCCATACGCAACAGCCAGAGGAAGTAATTTAATTAAGGGAAGATTAATTTTTATGACATTAAGTTTCATATTTCTATCTAATAATATAGCACTCAGAAATCTATGATGACCGTCAATAATGCGATTATCACTTGACACAATTAATGTCTTAGAATTTAATAGTTTTATAGTTCCATCAACACCGTTCTTAGCTATAGTACCAAGTCCCTTATCAAAATATATCTGATCTTGAATGGGGGTTAAATCTTTTGCTGAGACTTTATCCCGAGTAACACTCACGACATCATCACCTTTATCACCATCATTCTTTTTTAACCCAGCCTCTAAAAATTTATTAGCTTTATCGCCAGAGAGTCCTTCGGGAAATGGATTCGATTGATTAGTGTCTTTGGAAAATGGTTTTGTTATATCAAGTTTACCCTTACTCAATCTCTTTTGAAATTTATCAACATCCCTCGATGTTATAACAGGCATGTCTTTTCTTTTAGTAGAACCTTTATATGCGAGTTTTTGTGCTAAGACATAATTCTTATCAAAATCTGGAATATCTTTATCTAATGTTGGAAGTTTCGATAATGCATATTCCCTTGCATCCTCGAGCGAAGTGGTAACGACTTCAAGTTGACCTGCGGCAGCACCACCGCCCTTCTCTGAGATGTAATTTTTAAATCCCTTCATTTTTCCCATCCTTTGATTATATTCGGATTAAAATTATTTGAAGAAAATTCCATTCGATCTACGAGTTTGACAGCATTGCCATCTCTATTAATAGCAACATATCCCTCAGTACCTGTAACCTTAAATCCATTTTTAGTTTTTACAAATGTTGATATACTAGAAACCCTATTCATTTTGGAGATGAGTATTTCCTTAGCATCAATTAAATAATTTTGAAGTTCGAACATCAATTTCAGATTAGTTTTATTGGAAGGAGAAAAGAATTCGAGAGTCTTATCCCGTGCTGCTGTCTTTCTCTCCTTACCCTTTACTGATTTTAATTTATCGATCTGTTTTTGATACCTCGCATTTATCCAATCTATCAGGTCAGATGTATGTTTCTTGGTGTCAGTAATGCGTTCCTGACTTCTAACCTTAGTATTATTGAATGTATTGATGAGGAGATTAATTTCAGAATCCTGAGCAACCAATTTTAATGTTGTAGAGGAGATTTTTCTGAATATTTTACCGGCAGAAGATAGATGCGAAGTAACCGAATTGGTTTCGTCCTTGGTCATTGTGGCAGTACCGCTTAAATCCTCTAGATCGGCAGTTCTCATCCAAACCGATTTAGTTTTATTTAGCTTTGATATATCAATTAAGAATGATGCCGACATATCTTCAAAAGAAGATCCTGTATATTTTGTGTGCCAAACAACCCCTATTTTGGATTGAAGGAGTGGATCAGCTTGATCAAATGGAACCGCATAAACTATAGTATTCGGATGAAATGTGATGTACGATTCACCATCAATTCTCTCTTTTTTGAGATCAGATTTGGTAAACATAATATCACCTTGAAGAACACCTTTGATATCGAGTTTCTTTAATTCCGTGTAAGCAATTTTTAATTTAGTAGATAAATCCCCAGAAGTATCATCATCAATATCAGAATGTGATTTATATACTTTGGGATTCTTGTTAAAGATACCTTTCTTTGCCACGAAAAATTCACCATCGCTAGGATCTATTCCAGCGAACACAGCAGGTGCGCCATCCCATTTTACTGTGACAGAATGAGATGTATTTGAATCCCCCTTTAGCATATCTCTCAGAGATCTAAGAGCATTAATAGCGTCACGCGTACCATCAACCCCACCATCAAGAACTAAATCCTCGATGTGTGTCATGTGGGTATTCTTAGCTTCTTCTAACTCGAAGAAATTGGAAGAATGAATTCCAAAGTGGTGGAAATCCATCACGATGCTCTGTTCTTTTTAACCTTAGCTAATTCATCTTTCTTTACTTGTTTAGCTAATTTTTTAGCTAATTTTTCAATGGCACCTTTCTTTTTTGCGAGTTTCTTTTCAATTTGGATTTTCTCTTGATCAGATAAATCAGACCACGATTTGTCACCAATTAATTTGTTTGCAAAAACTTCCTTAGCCTTTTTGTGTGCTTTAGATTTAATTTTTTCTGGTGAAGCCATTTTTAATGCGGATCTGGCTTTCTTCAGTTTTGTAGAAGATTTTTTCGCAATTTTAGCCATATTGCGAGCCATCTTCTTTCTTGTTTCTTTAGACACAACTTCATCTAATTCTGTTGGTTCTATTTTAGACATAGTATTATTTCCGTTATCTTAATTTCGCTTGGCACGTTTTTCAGCATCTCTTTTTCTCTTTGGATCTACCCTTATTGCACCACTCTTAAGTCCTTTTGCTCTTTTTTTGAGATAAAGTTTCTTAGCTTTTACTTTTTTCGGATCCTTCTTATCTTTTTTTCTTTGAATCTTACTGGCTCTTTTTTCGGCACCAGTTTGTCTTTTTTCAGATTCTTCTAACGATTTAATTAACTCGGAATAAGTTAACATAATGAACTCCTGTTATTATACTAAACTATTTATAATAATTAAAAGTTTATATAACAAATCCGGAGTATTGTGGCTTTTCTTTTTGCGAATTAGATTGTGTTGAAACTAAACCGTCCTGTGCCTTGACTTCTAGATCATAGAGTCTCATTTTTGATCGATCGATTCCAACGGTAAATCTTTTATAATAGGATACATCATTATATCTATTTTTCAATTGTTTGATCATGATTTGATTCATTTCTTCCAGATCCTCAGTTGATATGAGAGCTAGCATGAGATCAACAGTAGCAGGGAGACCGAATGATTCTGCAGTATTTGTAAGATCAATATCAGCATCACCAGCACCGGATCTATTAACCTGTGTTGCAGTGACAATTGGAAGATTCTGTACAACACTCAATCCTCTGAGTTCCTCGGCAATAGACTTGATAATTGTATATGAGTTATGATTAGAACCAGCCTTGAATCTTTTGGATGTACAGAGGTTAATGTAATCCACAAAAATGATATCAGGTTTAAATGATTTCTTTATTCTGAGTTCATCAAGAAGATGTTCAAAATGTCCTACATGGGCAGATGATGTTGGATATTCTTTAACAATTAATTTACCACGGCATTTCTTTTTAACCTTATCAATCCTTGCATCGAATTCAAATTTATTAAGTTTCGGAACATCTACTATATTAACGTCCATTAAATTAGCATCAATTCTTTCCGCGATTCTTTCTTCGGACATTTCTAGGGTTATGTACAATACATTAGATCCCACTTCCATGGCGGCAGCTGCCTGATGACACATAACTAGAGATTTACCAACACCAGTTCCTGACATCCAACATAGGAGTGATTTGTTGGGAAGACCACCCTTAGTAATTTTATTAAGAATATCTATATCAAACGGTATTTTTTCCTCTTTCCTATGATAGAAATCAAATCTATCTTCTGCTGAATCGTAGTAGTCATGTCCAACATTAGAATCAAAGGAAACTGACAAAGCATCTGATAATATAGACGGTAGTGCATCTGGTGTTAAATCTTTCTCCTTACCATCAATAATAGAAATCGATTTCAGTACCGCATTATATACGGATCTATCTTTACAAAATTGCTCTGTTTCATTAACCAACCAATCTACGTCAACCTCAGAGGGAGAAATGGAATTAATGTGATTTATTAATTTGGAATGGACATCATCCGTTATATTATTTCTTTTATTGATCCCTATGATCAGAGCTTCTTTGGAAGGAATATTAGAATATTCCCCTACATAATTATGAATTTCCCTGAATATTTCCTTTTCAATATGTCCTTGGAAATATTCTTCCTTAATAAAAGGTATTACCTTCCGCAGAAATGATTCATTCGTTATCAGATTTTTGATTATCGTTTCTTCTATCATCTTTACTCATACTCTTATCAATTTCTTGTACAAGGACATCCCCCATAATAATTTCGAATTCTTCAGAATCTTTATAATCTCTGTTTCTAGGGTTATTAAGAACCTCAAAATCAAATGTTAAAATTGGTGGATCGTCCTCAGAGATTCTAACATCACCATATATATAAATTATACCATCAAAATTCCCACCCCTCAGTTTAATACCAGTTCTATCTGGTACATTTTCATTTTCAACATACGAATATTCTTGTTTCATTTATATTATACCACAATCTCTAATTATTGTAAACTAATGAAGGAAAAATTTGTGTGGGCAGTCAGTTTTTAAATTTAAAATTTCAACAGATTTCTGTGACGCAGGTTCTTTAACCCCCTTTCGTTCTCTCCACATTAAATCTAGTTTATACCCAAATAATTTAAAATCCTCATATTTGATACACAGCATCCATCCTGTATTTTTATCATCCTCATTTCTTTCCGGCAATGTTAATATTCCATTTACTTTAGTATATTTCATATCTTACCTCTTTCCAGATTGCATTCTACCAAATTCCGATAATCGAACCCAATCGTGTTTAACATCATCCGTAAAATGATGATGTATTAATAATACAAATACCCAGAGAACCAATAGAAATATTATTAGTATCCCTGCTGCGTACATGATTATTTTTTTGATAACTAATCCAGCATTTGTATATACCCTATAGAGAATTTTTCCTCTACATATTCAGAGAAATTTGTATCTTCAAAAATCGGTTTCCAAAACTCTGCATTGAGAGTATCTTTTTCTCTGAAATTTTTATCATCTGTTACTGTGGGTCGAGTATACCATCCCACCTTGGGTTTAGTTACAAACCCGGATTCAACTGCAACTTCTAAGAGTCCTGAATATTTTTGAATACCACCCTCCCATGATACTGATATAGGTATCTTAGATTTTTCTTTAACGAATCTAGATTTCTCAACATTAATGATAAAATCATAACCTATAATTTCTTTACCGACCTTATCTTGGCGACGACCTATGATCCAAACTGTATTTGCTGAATATGTTATTCCAGTACCACCAGAAACTACCTGCTTCGAAAACATCTCCTGTGTTTCGTATGTATGATTAACCGCAATTAGAGGAATGTCATTTAGTGTGAGATATGGAGTAGCCATACGAAATAATGATTTCATTTGTTTTGCTCTAGTCATATCGGCAACAGACTTAGAATCTTTAGCATCATCAAGCTCCTTTTTGGATGCAAGATTGCCAATGGAATCAATCATAACGAATACTTTATCCGACGAGGTAATCTCCTCCAACTGGGTTATGAGATCGAATTTTAATTCCTCAATATTTTTAATAGGAATATGAAGT